AAGCAGAAGAGACAGCGATCGAAACAACGGATGACGATGCTGGAAGCGCTGAAGTAGCGCCTACGGTTTTTGGCGAGCAAAGAAAAAAGTGGGGACGTAAAGCTAAAAGAGAAGCGATGCTATGACGACTGATAAAAAAGAGAAACCAGCGGGTTACGTTTTTGGACGTCCTACTGCTTATCGACCTGAGTTTTGTCAGACCGTGATTGATATTATGAAAGAAGGCGGATCAAGAAAATCTGCTGCCGTGGCTTGCGGCGTCACGCATGAAACATTAATTGAATGGGAAAAGAAATATCTTGACTTTTCCGAAGCCCTTAGGGTTGGATTGTCGTTAAGCGAAGAATGGTGGGAAACTCACGGTAGAAAAAATTTACACAACAAAGACTTTAACACCAAACTTTGGGACATTAATATGCAAAACCGTTTCAAGTGGTCAAGACGCGAACAAACTGACGCGACTGTGACGATCAAGTCGCATGAAGACATGCTGAAAGAGCTTAAGTGATGACAAGTCTTTTTTTACAGCATCATGTGCATACAGACGTCATAAGCATGACTTTTTGCATGATCACGCTTTGCTACACTATATATATGTGTGTACTAGATGATGATATCTGACGATGAGATACGCATAAGACAGCGACTAAAAGATGACTTTGAGCACTACGCTGCAAAGTGTCTTAAAATTCGATCAAATGACGGTAGTATTGTACCATTTCAGCTCAACCGCGCACAGGCGTACATACATCAAAAAGTAGAAGAGCAGCGCGGACTGACCGGCAAAGTACGCGCAGTGATACTAAAAGGGCGGCAAGAAGGCTGCTCTACATATATAGAAGGGCGCTTTTACTGGCGCGTCACGCATAGTCGCGGCTATCAAGCTTTTATCTTGACTCACGCGCTTGACGCTACTCAAAATTTGTACAAGATGGTAAAGAGATATCACGACAACTGTCCGCTGCTTTTGCGTCCGTCAACAGCTACTTCTAACGCAAAAGAGCTCATTTTTGACAAATTAGATTCAGGCTATAAATTAGGCACGGCTGAAAATAAAAGCGTCGGTCGAAGCTCAACAATACAACTTTTGCACGGTTCAGAGGCAGCTTTTTGGGCTAACGCTCACGATCATGCAAAAGGTATCATGCAAGCAGTGCCGAATGCGATCGGTACAGAAGTTTTTATCGAGTCTACGGCCAACGGCGTAGGTGGGTACTTTCACGAGCAGTGGCAGCTTGCAGAAGCTGGTATAAGCGATTTTATAGCCATTTTTGTTCCTTGGTTCTGGATGCAAAATTATGCGCTGGATGTAAAAGAACCACTTTCTTTGACTGCGTATGAGTCGGAGATCAAGACTATATATCAGCTTACAGATGAGCAACTGTTGTGGCGCAGAGGCAAAATTGTTGAATTATCAAGCGGCGGCATAGACGGCAGCAAAGCTTTTCAGCAAGAGTACCCTATGTGCGCGGCTGAGGCTTTTATCGCGACAGGCGAAGATACTTTTATACAGCCCGATATCATCATGTCAGCTAGAAAGTGCGAGACAGAAGCTGTAGGCGCTTTGCTTATTGGCGTAGATCCTGCGCGTTTTGGCGACGATCGAACAAGTATTATACGCAGACGTGGCAGGGTAGCGTATAAAATAGAAAATTATTTAAAGAAAAACACAATGGAGATTGCTGGAATTGTTCACAAGATTATTATTGATGAACAGCCAGATAAGGTTTTTATTGATGTTGTGGGTTTGGGCGCGGGGGTGTATGACAGACTTGTAGAGCTTGGTCATCGCGATGTTGTAGTAGCGGCTAATGCATCGCTTACTGCGCTAAATGCGCAAAAATACAGCAACCGTCGCGCTGAGATGTGGGGCTTGATGAAAGAGTGGCTTATAGAGCAGCCTGCACAGATACCAGATGACGATGTGCTGCATGCCGATCTTTGCGGCCCAAAGTATACTTTTGACAGCAACGGGCGGCTGGTCATAGAAAAAAAAGAACTGATGAAAAAGCGGGGCATAAGATCACCTGATTCTGCTGATGCTTTAAGCCTTACTTTTTTTTATCCCGTTTCATCTTTTGCACACGAGCGAAAAAAAGATAAGATAGCTGAGCGTTTTATGTCAAAATACAAAAAAATTAATCAATTGAAGGATGCAAGGTATGGTCAATGATAAGAAAGAAGAGTTAAAGCAGTTAATAAAACAAGTTGAAGATACTTTTTCTTATCTAAAACCAAACTTTGAACGATTTCACAAGTTTAGAAAATTTGTATATCAATCGAATTTGACTGAAGTTGATCGCGCAGTGCTTAGAGCGCAAGGAAAACCAGACGTTGAGTTTAACATTTCTGAACAAGAAATATCTAAATTGCTTGGCGAGTTTGCTAAACAGCAACCAAGCGTCAGCGTTAGTTCACAGATTGGCAAGAAAGTTAATCCTGAAATTATTCAAGCAGTGGAAGACCACGCTAGATACATTATTTTTGAAGCTAATAAAAATGGGTGCGAGTATGAGTGCTATAAAGATACGCTTAGCGGCGGTTTTAGCTGGATGAAAGTCAGTCTTGAGTATCTTAACGAGATGTCATCGCATCAAAAAATCTGCATATCACGCGTTTTTGACCCGACGCTTTGCGGCTACGATAGAATGGCTGTTACCCCAACCAAAATGGATGGTAACTTTGTTTTTCAAATGTATCCGATGTCAATAGAACATTTTAAAACAGAATATCCAAAAGTTTATATTGAAAAATCAAGAAATCAGGCGATTGGCGGTTTCAGTTGGACATACACTGCTGGTTTAAATGACGTTGTTATGCTATGCGAAATGTATTGCAAAAAAAGAAAAAAAGTGCAAGTTGTGACATTGCTTGATGGTCAAACCATGCTTTATAGTGAGTACAAACAAGCAAAACAAGAATATGAAGCCGATTTGACAAATCTTGAACAATTTCCTGCATTTGTTGGCAAGCCGCGATGGACAACAAAAACGACAATTTGGCGTTATCTTTTTACTAATACAGACATTATCGAATGCGATGAAACCATATTTAAAGAATTTCCTTTGGTTTATATTCCAGGCAACGACATGTTGATTCGTGACGATGTTAATGGTTCTGTTCAATTAATGACAAGACCGTACGTTTTAAATCTTTATGGAGCACAGCGACTTAAAAATTACGCTGGTCAATGCTGGGCAAATGAACTAGAAAATATGGTTCAGCATAAATTCATGGTTGCTAATGAAACATTGCCTGAACAATCTGACTATTTAGAAGCATGGCTAGACCCACAAAAACCATCAACGCTTGTGTACAATGCTTATTCACTTGATAAACCAAATAAGCAGTTGCCGCTTCCTCAGCCAGTGCCAAGAGTACCAATGCCGCCGGAAATTGCTGGCGCTTTTACGGCTATGGATCAATTGTCTCAAGTCATTTTAGGTTCGTTTAATCCTCAAAATATGAACCAGCAAAATTTGTCGGGTGATTCTATTGTAGAAGCTTCTATTCAATCAAACTTTACAGCAATGCCGTACATCGTAGGATACTTGCAAGCTTGGTCACACGTACTGCAAGTTTGTGTATCAGTCATGCCAAAAATTTACATGTTTCCGAGAGAAATACCGGTAAACAGTATAGATAATAGACAAAAAACATTAAAAATAAATCAACCGGATGGGCTAAGTTTTAAATACAATGACGACGATTTAGAAGTAAAAGTTGAAGCGGGCGTTAATTTTAACGTGCAAAAAAACCGAGCGTTGTCACAAATAATTGCTTTAATGAAAGTATCTCCTGTTTTTGCGCAATTTATTAACCAAGAAGGATTGGACATATTGTTAGACAACATTGAAATTCGCGGTATTGATGCGCTAAAACAAAAAGTTGATGAATTTGCAGAAAAGATGAAGCAGCAACAAGCGCAAGCAATGCAAAACAATCCTGAGATGAAAAAGTTGGAATTAAAAGCCAAGGAGCTTGAGTTAAATTCTCATCATGAAATGATAGATGATCAACTAGCCGCAACTAAACTTAGTTTACAAAAAGAAGAATTAGACATTAAGAAGATGCAAGCGGAAGCCGATGTTGGCATGAAGCAAAGTGAACTAGATGCAAAATTAGAAAAAGTCGACGCAGAGCGGTCTAGATCGCAAGTAGATCTTGCTGTAAAACTGATCGATGTGCAACATAAGACGCGGCAACAAGCGCATGAGCACGCTGAGAAAATAGCAAAACACACATTGGAAAAACAAAAACATTATCAATCTGTAAAAAAAGAAAATGATGCTAAAAATATATTGGATGACGGAATAAATAATGACAAAGAAAATGAAATTGAAAGAGAAGAAAATAATGGAATGTAGAAAGATGGTATTTGATTATTTTGACAAAGATGAAACCAAGACTATGAATTGGTTTTTGTCAAAAAATTCTAAATTTAACAATGAAACTCCATTTTATTATATAAAAAATGACAAAATAAATTATTTGTGGAAAAAAATAAAACAAATGATTGATAATGAAACAGTTGAAAGATTAAAAAATAGAGTATAATATAATATCAACTACACGATGTTGGTCGGAAAACCAACCGCTAATTGCTGCGAGATGCAAGAAAACCTGACTGGGTTACGTCAATGAGGTAAATGATGTCTGAACAAGATCAAGTTAAAGTTGTAGAACAAGAACAGGAAAAGTTGCCTGAAGTTGTTGTTCAACCAGAGCCTGAGAAAATGTTGAGTCAGTCGGAAGTGAATAAACTGGTTGGTAAGATAC